ACCACGTCTGCGGCGCGTGTCGCGCTGGCCGCGCCGGTTGGGATATAGCTCGTTGCAAAGGCGCCGGCCTCAAGCTGCAGGCCCCAGACGCTGGTCGTTGAGGCCGACGATACGGGCACAACGCGCAGCGAGCTGGTCGTCGTGGCGGCGGCAGTGGCAGTGATCGACACCGCGAACCATCCGCCGGGCAGCGTCTCGACCTTTGCGGTCGTGTTTGCGGCTACGCCAGTAATGGCGCCGGTGCTCAGGTTGAACGTCGCTGATGGGTTGACGCCACCGCTCCAGGCCGCAGCGTTGCTCATGTTCAGCGTGACCGTAGCCGAGGTGCCCAGCTGCAGCCGAGCCGTCGCGGTGTAGGCAGTACCAGACGTGATAGACACGCCTGGAGATTCGAGCGAATCACTTGCGCCTGTCACGACCGTCAGACGGTCAGCAGTGACGGTGCCGTCTGGCGCGGTAGATACGTTCGCGGTGATGGACGCGCCGCCGTTCTTTGTCCACGCCGCGTTATCCAGCGCCTCGCTGTAGGTCAGCAGGTTGGTGCGCTGCTCCTCCACAAACACCCCGAGCGCAGCGTGCGTGACTGGGTCGTAGGTCAGGCGCGGCGATCCGCTCGCCGCAGTGACGAGCGTGCCGGACGCGTCATAGTAGGTTGCCGTTGATGCCCGAGCGAACGTCAGCGCGGCCGGCATCACGCCGCCGGCAAAGTTCCAGTCGATGGCCGGCTTGAGGCCGCCCTCAGGCGCGAAGGCGGACCGGATCGCCGACCTGACCGGCGCAGCGATCGGCGAGTAGGTCGCGGTCATTGATCGGCCTGCACCGTCGGGGTGATGCCCACGTCGGCCGCGACGAACTTGTAGATCGCACCAGCAACCGGGTTGCTGACGATGACGCCGTCGCCGCGCAGCAGGCCGACGCGCACGAACGCGGCGCCCGAGGTCTGCTTGCGCATCAGGTAGGCGCCGCCGCCTGCGACCTGAGCGATGAAGTCGCCCGCCGCCGGCGTGAACTCGGCATCAAGAGCAGTGGTGAGGGTGGTCATGGGTCATCGTCCTGTGTTATGTGGTTGGGCCTGGCAGCGAACCATGAATGAAAGGTTCGGGCTCAGCTTCCACGCCGGCGACCGACTGTAGACAACGCGCAGGGTGGGGCTCACTGTGTCGCTCCTTGCGTGCGTTATGCAGACGGAGGAGGTTGCCCACTGGCACCGCGGCTGGTTGGCGGGTCGGTGGCGGTCTTGTCCTGAGCCGTCTCCAGGCAAGCTGCGTCGATCGAGGCCTTCGTGGCGTCTGGCGATGCGTCGAACTCGACTGCAGCGATCGATCGGCGCTTCTCGGCCAGCACCGCTGCCGGGAAACCGGTGCGCTGCATCCCGTCGAGGATGTCGATCTCCGCCATCACGTCGGCGATGTTGTAGTCCGTCGGCCACTCGACCGTGACTGACACGGCCGTCCCGAGGCCCTTGCCGAACAGGTGCCAGACGCGACGTTCCAGGTTCTGCAACTGCTTGGCGAAGCCGGCCAAGTCGGCGTTCAGGGCCTCGAATCGCAGCTTTCGAGAAAGGCCAGATTCGGTCGGAGAGGCGGACTGCGACAGCACGTCCTCCATCGTGATCCTGGAGATCGCTGTCTGGTCCCTATCGATTGCGTCGAGGTAGGTCTTCGCCGGCCCTTCCGGCGGCGCGATGAAGCCGGGCGCCTCTCCCGAGTGCACCAGCATCGAGTGCACGCCGATCGTCGCTGACACCGTCGCCGGATTGAACTGCGAGGTCGCCTCTGCTGGCACTTGCAGGTGCAGCAGCGGGAAGGTCACGCTCGACAGCTGCTCGTCGCGCTGCGACCGCATGTTGAAGATCGCCTTCGAGAGGTCGGCGACCTGGGCGAACTTCCCGACTCGCGGGAAGATGTGCCCGCTCTCGGTGAACGGGATCACTGGGCATTGGCCGAACGGATGTTCCCCGGACACAAGCACGGTGTCGCCGTTCTTGACCTCCCAGGTCGTGGCGGTGTAGGTGCGCTGCACGACGGTCAGCTTGCCGTCGACGTATTCCTGATCCTGCAAGGTGGCCCAGACGAACTGGCCAGAGTCGATGTCGACTTCGACCGCGATCAGATCCTCAGGGTACGCGATGCGCAGATAGGGCACGCCACGCCGTTCGATCTGCTCCTGCAGTGATGAGGCGGTCTCCTTGGGCTTGTCGATCACCAGCAGCAGCGAGCCGCGGGCCTTTGCCTCCTGCGAGAAGGTCCCGAGGAAGGAGTCGAGCGGGGTGCCACGCTGGTCGCAGTTGGCTGCGAAGATCGCGGACAGGCCACCCTCGGCGCCCTTGCGCGTCGGAGCCCTGCGACGCAGGAACGACACGAATCGCTCGCAGGCGCTCAGCAGGTGGTTCTCATAGACGGCCGTTGCGACTCGCCTGGCGAACTTCTCATCCGACTCTCGGCCATAGCGCACCAGATACGTCGAGTTCGGGTCGACCACAGGAACGAACGAGCCTGAAGCGTTCTTCGAGTAGGTCACCGGCGGGTTGAATCCGCCACTGCCGTTGAGGGCGTGACCAAGGAAGGCGAAACGGCGGGCGGTGTGCGACCAGTCCATGCCGCGACTGTCTCTGCCGATCGTCTTGAATCTGCGCTAACGCGTGGACAACACGGAGCGATAGTGCGCGCACCAAGACCCGCGGTCGGCGTGACGCCGCAGCGGGAACAGTCCCAGGCTGGCGTGATGCCGAGCCGGGTCGCCCACCCGAAACCCTACCATGCTCGACCTCTCGAAGTTCAAAGGCAAGACCCTCGACGACGCCACGATGCAGGAGCTGCAGGCGCACGTTGACGGTCCGATCGATGCAGCCAACTCGCAGCGTGACGCTGCACGGAAGGAATCGATCGACGGCCGCAAGGCGAAGGACGGGAAGATCGCGGAGCTCACCTCCCGCGTTGAAGCGTTCGCTGACCGCCTTGGTGTCGCTGCCGATGTGGACCTCGCATCGATCCCGGACGTCAGGGGCCAGGCCGATGCGAACAAGCAGAACGAAGCCAAGATCGCCCGGCTGACTCGTGACCTGGCAGAGCGCGATTCGACCATCGCCACGATGGGCAAGGAGCGCACTGAGGCCAAGAAGCAGGCCCTGGTGTCCAAGGCCATCGCGGAGCAGCGGTTCAAGAACCCGGAGGACGCCTCGGTGCTCTTCGGTCTGAACGTCGTGCAGGAAGGCGACGACTTCATGTACCGCGGTGCCGACGGAAAGCTACTGCCTCTGAACGAGGGCGCTGCGCTCTTCGCGAAGCAGCGGCCGGACTACATCCAGCCGTCGGATGGCGGCGGGCAAGGCTCGGGGTTCAAGGGTCAAGGCGGTCAAGGGTCCGCAGGCAAGGGAGGCAAGGCCCCCGAGCGCAAGGACTACCCGAACGAGGTCGAGTTCTTCAAGGCTGCAGCGGCGTTCAACGCCACGGCCGAGTAGCGCTTGACCTGACCATCACCACCAGCAAGGACTTTCAACATGGCTACCGGCAAGGCATCCGACTTCAAGATCTACAACGACCAGTTCTTCGGTGGGCTGGTCGAGCAGGCGGTGCAGGACACCGCCGCCCTCGGCAGCATCGGCATTGCGGTGCGCTCGCGTCAGATCCGCGGCGACTACGACTACCGCTCGTTCTTGAAGAAGATCACCTCGGTCTCGCGTCGTGACACGACCAGCGTCGCTGCAGCGACCGGCATCGCGCTGTCGATGGACGAGAACATCAGCGTGAAGCTGGCCCGCAAGATCGGCCCGCTGGAGCAGACCCTCGACGCCTGGCGCAAGGCAGCCCTGCCGTTCGCGTCGGCCGAAGCCGGCGACAACGGCGCGCAGGCCTTCTCGCGCTACATGGGCGCCGCCATCGCCAAGGAGGTCGCGGTCGAGATGCTCGATACCGGCCTGATTGCTGCCTGGAAGGCGCTGGAGCAGGGCTCCTACAACAAGTACACCATCGCGGCCAACGGCACGATGACCACCGCCGCGCTGGTGTCCGGCCTGGCTCTGATGGGCGACGCCGCGTCGCGAATCAAGGGCTGGGTGATGCACTCCAAGGTCTACTGGGACCTGGTGCAGCAGCAGATCGCCGCGAACATCCTGCAGGTCTCCGGCGGCGTGGTGCAGACGGCCCAGCCGGTCACGCTCAACCGCCCGGTGTACGTCACCGACTCGGCATCGCTGCTCGTGGCCGGCACGCCGAACCTGTACCGCACGATCGGCCTGGTCGAGGACGGCATCGTCATCGAGAACAGCGAGTCGCAGGAGATGGCGTTCACCCTGGTGACCGGCCTCGAGAACCTGGTGCACCGCATGCAGGGCGAGTACGCCTACAACCTCTCGTTGCTGGGCTACAAGTGGGACGTCGCCAACGGTGGCGCGAACCCGAATGCTGCCGCGGTTGGCACTGCGACGAACTGGGATCAGACGGCGACCTCCTACAAGGACCTCGCCGGCGTCTCGATCATCAGCGGCTGATCACCATGAAGGCGATCTACTTCGCCGGCGCCGTGGCCGGCATCGTCGAGGCAGTGCGCGCGGCACGCGCTGCCATCCCCCCGGATGTCGGCCCGGTGCGAACGCGCGACGCCGACTCCTGGGTGCAGGCGCCCGGCCAGGGCATCGAGAAGTTCGACGCGGTGGTCATCCCCGAGGGCGAGCAGTTCGACGCCCTGGCGGAGGCCTACGCGTCGGCCGGCGCCGAGGTCGTGCGCGGCGGCCCCGAGGCCTCGGCCCGCTGGGTCGTGAAGCCCGAGCCCGAGCCGCCCGAGCCCCCGAAGGGCAAGGGCAAGAAGGGCGGCGAGTGATGGGCGGCAAGGCTGACACCACCGAGCCGCAGGCGCCCGAGCGCACCCCGGAGAACACGCCGCTCCCGGGCGGCGGCCGCTGGGTGTGGGACGACACCGAGAACAACTGGGCGCCCGCGCCCGAGCCGAAGGAGTGACCAGACATGGCACGCTATATCCGAAACACTGTGATCCTGGCGAAGGTCGAGACGACCGCAGGCACCGACGCCGTCCCGACGGGTGGCGCCGATGCGGTGCTCGTCTCGGACGTGAGCATCACGCCCCTCGAAGCGACGAACATCGACCGCGCGCTGATCCGCGCCTACTTCGGCGCCTCCGAGCAGCTGGTCGGCACGGCCTTCGTGCGCTGCTCCTTCACGGTCGAGCTTGCAGGCTCCGGCACCGCTGGCACCGCTCCGCAGTGGGGCGACCTGCTGCTGGGCTGTGCGTTCGCCGAGGCCGTGCTGACCACGCCGAACCGGGTCGAGTACACGCCGGTGTCGACCTCGCTCAAAACGCTGTCGATCTACTACTACGACGACGGCGTGCTGCACAAGCTGCTCGGCTGCATGGGCAATGTGAAGCTGTCGGCCAAGGTGGGCGACCGCCCGAAGCTGACGTTCGACTTCATGGGCGTGGATGGCGGCATCACCGCAGTCGCGCTGCCGTCGACCACGCTCACCGCCTGGAAGACGCCGGTCGCAATGACGAAGGCGAACGTCGTCGACGTGACGCTGGGCGCGAGCTACGCGACTGGCGCTCTGACCGGCGGCACGGCCTATCCGTCCACGGGCATCGAGGTGGACCTCGGCAACAGCGTGCAGTTCAACGCGAACCTGACCGCCGAGCGGATCGATGTCACGGATCGGTCGGCGACCGGCACCCTGCAACTGGATCTGACCGCGGCCAATGAAGTCACCTTCATGGGCACGGTCAAGGCCAACACCACGCAGTCGCTGGGCTTCACGATCGGCACGGCCACGGGCTACAAGATCATCGTCCATGCGCCGGCGGTGCAGCTGATCAACCCGCGCAAGGAGGAGCTCAACGGCTTGCGCCTGATCGGGTACGACGTGCGCCTGGTGCCGTCCGCAGGCAACGACGAGATCCGCCTCGCTCAGGTGTAACACCCACCGACCCTTCCTCAACCCGCTACGCGACAGCCCCCCATGCTCAAGCTCACCGTTTCGAACACGATCGCCATCCAGGTCCGCGGCACCCTGCCGCGCGAGGACGGCAGCGCCCAGCCCTTCGACTACACCCTGGTCTGCAGCCGCATGTCGGCCGAGGAATTCAGGGCGAAGGGCGAGGCGCCCGGCGGCGTCGACATGATCGAGTTCATGCGGGGGGTCGTGCAGGACTGGCGCAGCGTGGCGGATGAGGCAGGCCAGCCGCTGCCGTTCAGCGACGAGGGCCTGTCCGCCCTGCTGAACATCACCGGCATGGCCTCGGTCGCGTACTACGCCTACATCGACGGCTGTTCGGCCAAGGGGAAGGCAAAAAACTGACGGAAGCCGGCCGCCTGCTGGCGGCTGGCGACCTCAGCGACGAGGGCGGCGATGAGGACCAGCAGCGATCCGAAGTCGACGAAGCCCTCGCGGCCTTCGGGCTGTACGCGGTCGGCTCAGTGCCGATCGACCGGCCCGAGGAGTTCTTCCTCCTGCCGGAGTGCGTTCCGGCCTTCGACCTGTTCATGGCGGTGCAGACGCAGTGGCGCGTCGGCCCGCTGGGCCCGACCGGCCTCGACTACGCGGGCGTGCGCGCCTCTCCTGCCTTCCGGGCCATCCCTGCACGCGAGCGCGAGGCGGTCTTCGGCGACCTGGTGCACATCGAGCGCGGCTGGCTGACGGAGAAGGCGCGCAGGACATCGACTTGACGCGATAGGAAACCATGAGCGGCGAAGCCGGCATCGTCGGGATCAGGATCAGCCTCGAGGGCGCCGCCGGCGTCAAGCAAGGGCTCGACGCTACATCTGCGGCGACGATCAAGCTCGAAAAGGCCACCGCTGCGGTGTCCGCGGCTCAGGCTAGGGTCGAGCAGACAACGCTTTCTGCAACCCGCGCTCAGGCTGCCCTGGCGGCAGCGCAGGCCGACGCGGGCGCGTCCGCAGAGAGGCTGGCGGCGGCTCAAGCCAAGCTGTCTGCAGCACAGGCGGCGCAGGCGACGGCGACTGCAAATCTGAAGGCGCAGTCGGCAGCGCTGAAGGACCTCCAGGACGCGCACGCCAAGGCGGCGGCCGGCGCCAAGCTCAACGCGCACCAGACGGCCCAGCTGTCGGCTCAACTGCAGGATCTGTTCGTGCAGATCCAGGCGGGAGGGAACCCTCTCACCGCAATGATCCAGCAGGGCAGCCAGCTGTCAGCGGTGTTCGGCGGGGTCGGCCCAGCGCTCAAGGCCATCGGCGGACTCATCACGCCGACGACGGTCGCACTCGGCGCCCTCGGCGGCGCGGCCGCCCTGGTCGGCGCGGCGTTCATCTCCGGCATCCGCGAGTCGGACAAGCTGCGCGGATCGCTGGCCCTGACGGGCAACGCGGCAGGGATGACGGCCGACCGCTACGAGGCCATGGCCGGGCGGATTGCCGCCTCAACGTCGACGGGAATCGGCGCCGCCAAGGAGGCCCTGCAGGCGCTCGCGGAGAGCGGCAGGGTGTCCGAGCGTGCCATCGGCTCAACGGCCGCAGCAGCGGTCGCCCTGGCGCGTGCCACGGGGCAATCCTCGGGCGAGGTGGCGGCGAAGTTCGCCGCGATGTCGGGCGGCGTCGCCTCCGGCGCGCGGGCCCTGAATGAGCAATACAACTTCCTGACCGCGGCGCAGTACCGCGACATCAAGGCCCTCGAAGACCACGGCGACGCGATGGGCGCGCTCGACGTGACCATGCGCGCCCTGGAGTCGCGGGCGACGACCACCGTCGCGCAGCTCGGCTACCTCGAGCGGGCCTGGAACTCGACGAAGACCGCGGCATCCGGGGCCTGGGACACGATGAAGGGCATCGGCCGCGACGAGTCGGTCGGCGAGGCCCTTGCGAAGGCCCAGGCCAATGCGCAGGGCTACCGCGAGGGCTTGTACTTCCGCGAGCGCACGCAGGGGGCCCAGGACTACGCGAACGCGGTAAAGCAGGCGGCGGGCTATGAGGCCCTCAATGCCCACTATGCGAGCGAGGCGGCCGAGAAGAACAAGGCCGGCATTGCCTGGGTCGAGCTGGAGAACGGCGCGCTGTCCGAGCAGGAGAAGATCCGCAAGCAGATCGCCGAGATCGTCGCGAAGGGGCAGGCCGCCGGGAAGACCGACGCCGAGATCGCGCGCGTCGCCGGCGAGGCCTGGGACACCAGCAAGGCGAAGGCGCTCGGGCTGGCCGAGGCACTTGCACGCGTGCAGGCCGCCGCCGCCATCGGTGCGGCGAAGAACGCGGCGGCAATGTCGGCGCTGCGCGGCCAGCTTGAGGCCGGCGCGGTGACCTCCATCGAGTACCTTGAGCGCGAGGGCAAGCTCCGCGCCGAGGCGATCCGCGGCGACCTCCAGGCGATCGAGGGGGCGGCTGCGGTGGCGCGGGCGAAGAAGGACAACGAGGCCGAGGTGATCGCCCTCGCCGGGCAGGCGGCGGCGAAGCGCATCGAGCTTCGTGCGGCCGAACGCGACGCCCTGGCGGCGATCGACCGCGAGATCGCGAAGAACCAGCGCGACGCCTACCTCGCCCAGGTCGACGCCGATCGCCGGACGAACGACGAGATCGACCGCATCATGCAGGCCCGCGCGCAACGCGTCGCCGCGGCCATCAGCGCGGTCGACCTGTATGTGCAAAGCATCGCCGACGCGGCCGAGCAGACGGCCCTTGAGGGGCGGATGCTGGCGGCAACCGACGCCGAGCGAGAGGTCGCGATCCGCCTGCTTCAGGTGGAGATCGAGCGTCGTCGCGAGCTGAAGAAGCTCGCCGAGGCGCAGGGCCTGACGAAGGAAGAACGCGACCAGCAGGAGTCCCGCATCAACGCCGCCGCCGCTCGTGCCGGCGCCGACGCGCAGACGAAGGTCTATCAGGCCGCCTGGGCGCGCACTTTCGACAGCGTGCAGGACGGATTGACGGCCGCGCTCTTGGCCGGCGGCCGAGATGGCTGGGATGGAGTGAAGCGCCTCGTCGTCAGCGAGGTGCTGACCCCGGTCATCAAGGCGCAGCTCGCGCCGCTTTCGGCCATGATCACCGACGCGATCATGGTCGCCACCGGCCGCGCCCCGAGTGGCGGCGGCTCCGGCTTCTCGTTCATGGGCGGAGCCGGCCCCGACAACGTCGGGATTGAGGTCGCAGGCGTCGACATCACCATGAAGACCGCCGGCCAGGCCCTGGGCTATCTCGACGCATTCATGTCGGCGCGCTCTGGCAAGTGGGGCGCGGCCATCGGCCAGGCGGTCGGGACCTACTTCGGCGGGCCCCTCGGGTCGGTCATCGGCAAGACCCTCGGCTCGATCGTCGATCGCGTCTTCAGTGGCGGCGCCGGAACGCCTCACGTCGGCGGGTATGCCTCGGTCGACGCGACCGGCCGCATCACCGACACGACCGCTGCCAACGGGGGCAAGCAGGACGCCCAGATGCAGTCGGCCGTCGGCGACTTCGCCCAGGTGCTGGCAGCCTCGTTGAACGCTACTGCCAAGGCCTTCGGCAAGGAGGCCGCCTACTCGATTCAGGCCGCCTTCGAGGCCGATTCGAAGGACAAGTCATGGGGCTACCTGCGCGTGATGAGCGCCGGCGGCTATGCGGGCGGGTTCGATGCGCGAGGAACTCTCGCAGCTGACCCGAGCAAGGGGTTCGCAGAGTTCGCCGGCATGGCCGCGAAGTCCGCAGCCGACGCCCTGATGGCGCTCGACTTGCCAGCATGGGCCGACAAGATGCTGAGCGCGATCACTGAGTCAGACGGCGCCGACAAGCTCGACGCGGTGGTGCAGGAGATCGTCTCGACGCAGCAGGCGGTCGTTGCCTTCGGCTCCGCATTCAAGGGCATGGGCGGCGTGCTGGGGTCGATCGCCGGCCTCTCGAGTGATGCGACCGTCGAGCTGGCGAACGCCGCCGGCGGCATGTCCGCGCTGTCCTCCGGGGTGTCGTCCTACATGCAGGGGTTCCTGAGCGATGGCGAGCGCCAGGCGGCCATGCTCGGCGCAATCGGCCAGCAGCTGCACGCGGTAGGCGTCGAGACTCCCAAGACCCGCGAGGCATTCAAGGACCTGGTCAATGCGCAGGACCTGACCACCGATGGCGGCCGCAAGACATTCGCCGCGCTGATGGGCGTGGCCAGCGCCTTCGCTGAGGTCGTGCCCGCCGGCGAGAAGGCCGCACGATCAGCCGAAGACATCGCCAGCGAGCGCGCGTCGCTCGAGCAGCGACTGCTCCAGGCGCAGGGCGACACCGTGGCGCTGCGCAACGCCGAGCGCGATGCGCTCGATGCGACGAACCGCGCGCTCTACGACCAGATCGTTGCACTGGAGGATGCCCAGGCTGTCGCCAGCGAGCGTGCCGGCCTGGAGCAGAAGCTGCTGACGCTGCAGGGCAACACCACCGAGCTGCGCCGGCGCGAGCGCGAGGCGTTGGACCCGGCGAACCGTGCGCTGTATGACCAGATCACCGCCCTCGAAGATCAAGCCGATGCGGCCGACAAGGCCGCGAAGGCGCTCGACGACGCAAAGGACGCACTCGCCGACCTCATCGACGGCCTGAAGGAGGCGGCGCAGTCGGCGCTCGCCGGCGTGCAGCGGGCGGTCGATGCCCAGCGGAAGGCCCTGCAGGCCGCCTATCAGGCCGACGTGGCAAAGGTCGATGGGGCGCTCAAGGCGGCGAAGGACACCTACGCGGCGGAGATGAAGGCGATCGACCTCGCACGCAAGGCGGCGAAGGCGGAGTTCGACGCTGTCGAGGCTGAGGTGCGCGCGGCGCAGGATGCGCTCGAAGCCTCGGCGAAGGCCCAGGCCAAGCAGTACGAAGCGGCGACGAAAGCGCTCGCCGCAGAGCGGGCCGCGGTCGAGAAGACCTACAAGGCTGAGTCTGCCGAGAACGACGCTCGCATCAAGGCGCAGAAGGACTCGGTCGACAGGCTCAAGGCGCTCAACACCTCACTGACCTCGACGCTGCGCGCACTGCGCCCGATCGACAGCGAGGGGGCAGACCGGGCCCGCGCCCAGGCGCAGATCCGCGACGCCCTGGCGGTCGCGCGCTCGACCGGCGTGCTGCCGACGGCCGACGACCTCAAGGATGCGCTCGCCATCGTGGCCAAGCCGTCCGAAGACCTGTTCGGCAGCTTCGAGGACTACCTGCGCGACTTCTACAGGACCAGCCTCGACATCCGCGACCTGGCCGACCTGTCCGGAACGGCGCTCGACGACGCGCAGACCCAGCTCGACGCGGCCATCGCGATCAAGGACACGCTCGACGCGAACCACGCGGCGGCGATCGAGCGGATGGATGCGCAGAAGGAAGCGCTCGACCTCGCGAACGAACTCGCAAAGGAGGCGCTGGCCTTGGAGCGTGACCGGCTGGCCGGCAAGCTCGACTCGGCGCGCTCGTCCTATGACTCGACGCTGGCCGGTCTCGATGCCAGATCGGCCTCGGCCAAGGACGCGCTCGACACCGCGCAGCAGCTGGCCGACGACGCGAAGCAGGCGCTCAAGGACTCGCTCGACGCGTCGCTCGCACGCCTGGACTCGCTCATCGCCTGGGCCGAGAAGCAGTACAACGCGGCCCTCGGCATCGATGACTCGGTGAAGACCATCCCCGAGGCCATCCAGGCGCTGCAGGATGCCCTCGGCGCGCTGGCGCCGGTCACCGGCGGAACGGCTCCGGCCGGCGCGGTGAAGGTCAACCAGTGGAACAAGTCGGGCAACGTCCAGACCTACACCGATCCGCTCGGCGCTACCGCGGTGATGGCGGTCGGCCAGGACACCTCGCAGGCGATCATCAACGGGGCCGGCGGGCAGGTGACCACCGTCGCCCAGGCGCAGCAGTTCATCGACGGCGCGATCGCCGCCGGCAACGTCTCGGGCGTCGCCCAGGCGGCGGCCGAGTACGGCATCAGCGCCAACAACGTCGACGCCCTGGCTGGATACACCGCCGGCACCTTCGCGGCACTGTCGTCCGGTTCCGGGACGATCGCCGGCTACTCGCTTGAGGACATCCGCGCGTTCGTGAACTGGGCGCTGTCGATCGACGACGCGATGTCGATCTACAACAAGGCGAAGGAGGTCGGGCTCAACGCGAAGTCACTCGACGCGATCATGGGCTGGCCGCTCGGAACGTCGAACAGCTGGGCAGCCGCGCACAACCTGCCCGCTTTCGCTGCGGGCGGCACCTTCGGCGGCGGCCTGGCGCTGGTGGGCGAGCAGGGCCCCGAGCTGATCTCGACCGGTCCGGCCCGCATCTGGAACAACGCCGACACGATGTCGATGCTGCGCGACCCGCAGCGACGTGATGAGGCGCTGATCTCCGAGATCCAGAGGCTTCGGCAAGAGGTGGCGGATCTTCGTGCGGACAACAACGCCGGCAACAACGCCATCGCGTCGAGCACCAGCAAGTCGGCTCGCCTGGCCGATCGCTGGGACACCGACGGCCTGCCGGCCACGAGGACCACGACATGAAGGTGTTGCAGCCCGTCACGATCACTGACGCCACGCTGATCTCGCACAGCGTGCCCGAGACGGACTACACCGCGTGGTCGGGTGCGACTGCCTACGTGGTGGGCGACCGCTGCATCCAGAACCACAAGATCTACGAGGCGCTGCAGGCCGGCACCAACCACTCGCCGGCCAACGATGCAACGCTCGCGCTGCCGTACTGGCTGGAGGTGTCCAGCACCAACCGTTGGCGCGCGTTCGATCAACAGGTGAATTCTCAGACCACTGCGACCACCTCGTTCACGTTCACCGTGCAACCCGGCGCGATCAACGCCATCGGCTTCGTCGAACTCACCGGCAGCACCGTGCGCGTGCAGATGTTCGACGGCTCGACGCCGATCTATGACCAGACGCAGGCGATCGACAGCACGTCGATCTTGTCGTGGTTCGACTACTTCTTCGGCGCCTACGACCTGAGCGCCGCGCTGGTGTTCGAGGGCGTGCCGTCGTACCTCAGCGCCACCATCGTCGTCACGATCACCGGCACCGGCACCGTGGGATGCGGCGGCGTGCTGTTCGGGCAGATGTACGACCTTGGCGACACACAGTTCGGAGCGAGCGCTGGAATCACTGACTACTCGGCCAAGACGACGAACGTCTACGGGGTCACCAAGATCACGAAGCGCGCATTCTCGAAGCGGTCGAGCCAGAGGCTCATTCTCGATAACGCGACGCTGCGCAAGGTGCAGGCGCTGCTCGCTGGGCTGCGCGCAACGCCGTGCCTTTGGGTCGGGGCGCCTGACACGCAGTTGTTCTCGCCGCTGGTGGTCTACGGCTATTGGCGAGACTTCCAGCTCGAAATCGCTTACCCCCGAACCTCGTTTTGCTCACTCGAAATCGAAGGGATGATCTGATGGCCGCACAAATCACCGCGCTTCCAACTCCGCCGACCCGAGCCGATCCGACGAACTTTGCAGCGCGCGGCGACGCGTTCCTGGCTGCGCTGCCGGTGTTCCAGGGAGAGGCGAACGCGCTGTCTGCCGAGGTGTGGGCCACCTACAGCCAGGTGCTGTCGCAAACCGGAGATCCGCTGGCCAAGGGCACCAGCACGACATCGCTGGCCATCGGCACCGGCTCGAAGGTGTTCACCACGCAGGCCTCGAAGGGCTTCATCGCTGGCCAGCCGGTGATCATCAGCTCAGCTGCGAATCGCGCGAATTGGATGTGGGGCGCCGTGGCGTCCTATGCCTCGACGACGCTCACCGTCACCGTCAGCCTGGTCGGCGGCAGCGGCACGCTCGCGGATTGGGACATCGTGATCGCCAACCCGCCCGGCACCACCAAGGTTACCGACTTCACCAGCTCGGGGACGTGGACCCGCTCAGCTGGGTGCACTGCGGTGCTCGCCCTGGTGTTGGGCGCGGGCGGCGGGGGCGGCGGCAAGTCGGCTGCATCCACCATTGGCGGCAGTGGTGGCGGGGGTGGTGGGGCCTATGGCGAGGTGGTGCTGTTGGCGTCAGCGGTCGGCGCAACCGAGACGATCACCGTGGGTGCAGCGGGCACAG